ATTTAGTTATTGTACTTTTAAGGCAGGAATTTCACCTGAGTGTTGTTCACTTTACTAGTTTTCTCCTAGTAAATCAAGACTATGTTGTAACTTCCCTAGGTTTAATTTCTAGGACAGAAGCCACTACATGTAGCCTATTTGCTGTAGCTGCAGTTACTTTTAAGACCTCACTTTCCTCTAAAACTAGAGGTCCTGTTAGTAATTCTGTTGTTGCATTTGCTGATATGGACTTAGTCTTAAATAGACTAAATACGTTATCGCTTGTGTCTGTAATCGTGACTGTTATGGTATCAGCATTACCAGAGTCCTCAGACACTAAAATTGACTTAATTACACCTGTTGTAGCAGAAGGCACAGTGTATAGTGTTGTTACACTTGTTGTAGTTAAATCTGCTTTTTTGTTTACAAATGAATTTGCCATTAGTTTATAAAAAAGTTGAATGCTTCAACCTCATCCTTTAAATCTTGTTGATACGTTGAGTTTAATTTATTAACTATACTATCTATATCTCTTACAAAAGATTGTTGTATCTGTTGATCATACTCTTGTAAAGGTTGTGTTAAAGATTGTACTATTCTAGCCATTATACTAAATACTCCTGTATCATATTATATTGTTCTAATAATGAATTACGTTGATTACTAACTTGTGATAGCTGTGAGCTATTAAGTTTAGTGCCTCTATATTGACCTGAGTCTAATACAGATTCTAGTAATGATATATTGCTTTGTAAACTGTTAATTTGTTTTGGACTAAATTTTTGCACATTAGCTGCTATTACATTTTTAGATATAACTCCATCATTATTATCACCCTCACTTCCACCAATAAACCCTGTAGGTGATTTATTAACATTTGTCGTTTTGTTAGGGTTTAAAAGAGTTTGAGCAAATGTTTTATCTGTTAAACCAAATTTAGTAGCAAACTTAGAAAGATTGTTTGCTCTATTAAAAAGATTAACTGTCTCAAATGCTGTTTTACCTCCTACAAGACCCGCTATGGGAGCAGCCACAAAAGGTGCAGCTATTGTTGCTGTATTCTTTATAAGTTTACCTATACCTCTATCAAAAAATCCTGTTTTCTCTATTGGATTAAACGCTTGAATTTTAGCCAACGTTGCAGCTTGTTCATCAGCGTCACCAATTCCTTTATTTAAGTTTGATAACTCCTCTGCAGTAACTGTGTTAGGACCAGGTTTGTAATCTATATAAGGTTCTTGTTCTTTCATTATTCGTGTAGGCGACACGTATAAACTGTCTCCTGTGTCACCATCGTCTTCAAATCCACCTTTTGGATCTGCTGTTTTCATAACGTTAGTTGCGTAGTCTGTTAGGTCAGCTTGAATGTCATCACTATCATCTTCAAATCCACCACCAACACTTGCTGTGCTTCCAACGTTAGTTGCATAATCTGTTAAATCATCTTGTACGCTATAAGAAGGTTCTGGTGATGGTTCTGGTGAAGGTGGATTGTAAGCAGCATACTCATAATCATAACCGCCTCCGTTATCACCACTACTTCCATTGCTTGACGGACTATCATCATAATCACCAAATCCTTCATCAGATCCATAGTAACCTGGTCGTTTGCCATCTTTTCTTTTAGAAACTAATTGATTTGGTTTTTTCTTTTTCTTTTTCTTTTTTAATTTATCTAATCCCATTATCTTCTTCCATCTGGTTGGTAATCTATTCTAAATGTACCTAATCTCCAAAACTGACTTGTACTTGTGTTTTCTACTTTTAAAGATATTGATCTAGCTCTTGCACGTGTATCTATTTTTTTAGTTCCTGATGTTATAGTAAAAGGCCCTAGTGAAGAACTAGCTTGTGTTTCGTTTGGAAAGTCTCTTAAATTTAATGTAACTCTTGCATCACCTGTTTGTGATAAAAAGTCTGGTATCACTCTTCTTATTTTCATCATAAATTCACCATCACCATTTAAACCTTCTTGACCTATGTCAAAGTCGCCTGATTCTATGTTAGCTGTAATAGCAGTTGTTGCACCTTCTTTAACTTGGTTTAATCCTGTCTCATGTTCAAAATATGTTGATACCCCATCTGTGCATCCAATAACATGATCTTTACTAGTTGCAGGAGTTGTACTATCTGCATCATATTCTGTTGCGTGAGGTTTACCAAATACAGCAGAGTCTTGCCATGCTGTTCTAGATAAAGTTCCTGTAGTCCATACCGGTCTTTGCGGTGAAGAGTCAATGTAATTATAAGATACCATTCTGTTAACTACTCCTGATCCTGAGTTAGGATAGAACCACATTACTTCGCCAAACAAATTATTTAGTCCTGCATTAATATGTTCTTTAGGTATTAAGTTAACGTCATCATAAACAAAGTCTTCTACTAAACAATCTAAAGATTCTAGTTTACCTGTGTATCTAAAGAAACCATTTTCTGACATCCAATATGCAGAACCATCAACTTCAACAGCTGCATTCTTTCCTATCAATCCACAGTTTGTACCAACTTGTTGGAATGAGAAAGTAAAAGGTGAGCCTACAAATTTCATAATAAATAAAGCTGTGTCTGTCCAAATATATGTAACGTCTCGACCTCTAAGTGCTCCTACAATTCTTGATCCATCAGATAGTCTTTGTGTACCTGCTGTGTTTGTTGCTGTTGGTGTATAACTATTAATATCTTCTTGAGAAGAGAATCGTATAAACATTTCGTCTTGTGTAGACTTTGTGCCTATTGTTGTCTCTGTACCAAAAAATACTAAGTGTCTATCCGGTGCAGATACAATCATACTTCTAGAAGCTGTGGGTGCACTTGTTACAATAGTAGCTCTGGTATTTGTTGCATTGGATGCATTAGCATCCCACTCAAAAGTTTCTCCATTAAAAATAGAAGCCAATAGTTTATTACCAAAATTATCTAATGTCCATAAACCTGGATCTGTAATAATATCTCCTGATGCTGCAGCATTCCATGCAAAAAAATTAGATGCATCTGTTACCGTTGCACCTGACGAATGTGTAGCTGCTGTAGTTCCTGAAGCTCCTCTAGTTAAACCAGATAAAGTTCCACCGCTGTTACCTGTATAGGTAATAAGTTCGTTATCAATTAATACAGTTCCTGAAGATGGAAACGAAGAAGAACTAGCCATTGTTAAACTTGTAACTGATGTGTTGATACTTGATGATAATGTTGATGTAAACTGACCAGATTTAAATCCACTCCAAGGTCCTAGTCCCCAACCTGTTGATGCAACCTCTACAGCTGGACCTACAGAAAAGTAGTGTTTAACTCTTATGCCACCTGATGTAGATGCTCCTGATCCGCTTTCGTTAGAAGCTAGAGTAATAGTTATAGTTGTATCAGTAGGTACTGTAGTAACTTGAAATCTTTTGTCGTCAAAGTTATCAGAATTATAATTAGAATTAGTTATAGAAGTAAAACTATCACATAAAATAATATCGCCTTTATTTATATTGTGAGCAGATGCAAAAGTTATTGTTACAGTTGCAGATCCATTAGTTGTAGAAAATGCACTTGTTAATGTTGTTGTAGATTTAAGAGGTGTAATATCATAAAACACACCACCAGAATAAACATACAACATTCTGTTTGTACCGAGTGCTGCATACTTGATACCTGCTGTACTAATAAAATGATGAATAGCTGTGTTACGACCTGTAATATCGACTGAACCTAGTTGAGCCCAACCGCCTATTTTTTCTGGTGTCCCATATCTAAACCTAACATTATCACCTGCAACCCATTGGCTTTCACCTCCAGTTGCTGTGACCTGTTTATTAAATCCAGGCGCAAATTTAACTTTTTGCAGCATAGTGATTTCCTATGCCTTATGGTTTAGTCGGCCAAGTAGCGTCTGTACATTTTGCAACAGTGTCTTTACCAGCAGGAAGATCTCTTAAATTTTGTCTGTATGTTGTCATGTCAGATGACATAGTAACATCAGATAAAGCATAAAAGTCTGTTTCTGCTAAGAGTCTATTTCTTTTAGCTCTTAGATCAGCTTGTGCTCTTGCTACAGCACCATCCGCCCACGCTTGTTCTTCAGCGTCTCTTGCTGTCTCTTCAGCTGCTGTAAATTGTATTCGCTCACCGTTAACCATCTTGTATCTAGGCATATTTTTTCTCCTTGTTTTTTGTTTATATACTATTTCATATAGTTGTAAAAGCCTAATTTACCCCATACAAATCTATTGATCCATTGATATTACCACTAGAACATTTAAATCTAACAGCGTCTATGGCACTTGTAGTATTTCCATATCCAGCTACAAACGCTTCTCTACATCTGTCACCAGCATTTACTTCTATTGTAGTAGCAATAAAATTTTTAACAAAAGTAGTTGATGATGGATCAAATAAATGTAGATAACCAGCAAGACACTGGTCATTATCAGCACCCATACTTCCATCCTGATTTAAGTATTGTTCTCCAGTAGCTTGTGCTAAATCATTTCCAGCTATATATGCTACAACACCACTTGTACCATTTTCATAATGTTGTGTTCTAAAAAAAGTTGTAGTTTTTGTAACATTATAGTTTGAGCCAGTATCAACTGAAAAATTGACTGTCATATCAGTAGCATCTGTTTCTGGGTGCATGTTGTTAAAGAAAAAAATATATTCTTTATATGTGCTATCAATAACTACATCTGATGTTCCGTGTTTAAATTCTATTGACGCTGCATCGCTAGCAGTTTGCCTTTTAATAAAAACTAAATCACCAAGTCCTGTTATGCTACCAAAAGCAGTTGCGTTTTTTACACCATTATTATTTAATTTAACTATGCTCATGATTTACTCAATCCATACATTTTGATGACTCCGCTATCTATGTTACCAGATGCGTGTTTAAAATCTATTGCATTAACAGCACTTGTAGTATTTCCATATCCTGCACAATAAACAGCATAACTATAAGTATCTGCCATATAATTTAATCTAGCAATAAAATGTTTTACAAAAGTTGTTGAAGATGGGTTAAATAAAAATAACTCACCATTTATACTTCCATCAGCACTATTTGCTTCAGGGTCTTTTGCAAGTATTTGGTATCCTGTGCTTTGTGCTAAATCATTTGATGTTTCATAACTTAAAGCTGCTGCTGCACCATCTTCTTTAGAGTATGGACCAAACCAAGTAGTTGTTTTAGTTACATTATAGTTACTGCCCCCATCTGCAGACATATTAAAAGTAAAATCTGCATTATCTGTAGCTGGATGAATATTAATGTATTTAAATAAATAAGTATCATACGTACTATCAATATTAGAAGTAAAAGAGGATGATGTTACTCCCGAAGATATAGTGTTAGTTGTAATTAAATTCATACCACCACTAGACATACCAGCAGCTGCTGTAATATCACTTATAGAATTATTATTGTATTTAACTAACGCCATATAATTTTATAACTCCTGCATCTATGTTGCCTGATGACATTTTAAATTGAATAGCATCTATTGCACTTGTTGTGTTAAAATATCCAGCAGTAAAAACAGAAAAACAATAAGCATTTCCATAATGATTATCGCTATATAAAAAATGTTTTACAAAAGTTGTGTTGCTTGGATCAAAGATATGTAAAGTTCCACTCCAACTGCTATCATTATCATTGTGTGTTGCATCAATCTGTAAGGGAACAAAACTTGTAGATTGTGCCGCATCTCTTGATGTGTTATATCCTAGAGCAGTGCTACTATCAGCTTCATCGTGATAAGCAGAAAATATTGATGAGGTGCAAGCGGTATTATAATTACTACCACTATCTACGCTTGCTTGAAATGTTAAATATGAACTAGCAGATGGGTGACAATTTATAAATTTTATAATATACTCTTTATAAGTTGAATCTAATCCACTTGTTATTGAAACTGCTGAGCTAGAACTAGCTGTAGATGTAGATATTAAATTTAAAGCACCACCTGATACAGCTGTTGGTAAAGCTGTGATTGCTGATAAAGAATTATTGTTTGCAAATACTACTGACATTAGGTAACTCCATACATTGTTATAGTTCCTGAATCTACATTGCCACTATCCGCCTTAAATTCAATAGCATTTACTGCTGATGTTGTATTTCCATATCCACCAATATAAAAATTAATTGATTGATTATTAGATTTTGAGGCATTACCAACATACATAAAATGCTTTGTAAAGGTAGTAGATGATGGTTCAAACAAATGTAAATATCCTGATAGCGATTGGTCATTATCATTACCAAGATTTTCTAATAAATATTGTGTTCCTGTTGCCTGTGCTGTTTGAATACCACCCTCATATGCAACGGATGCCTCTGAATCATCTTCTGAATGAAGTGCCATAAATGGAGCAGACGTTTTTGCTACATTATAATTTGAACCACCATCTATACTTAAATTAAATCCAAATTCTGCACCATCTGTGGCTGGGTGTATGTTATTTAAAATAAATATGTATTCTTTATAGGTGCTATCAATACCAGAAGTAAAAGATACTGATGCACTTGAGCTTGCAGTTGATGAAGCTATTTTAACTAAACTACCTCCAGCACTTGCTGTTTCAAAACCATCAGCATCAGAATTAAATCTTATAGCTGTACTAGCAGCAGCTGTAACATTAAAACTTCCAAAGGGTAATTTATTTAAAGCCATTATTTTGTTACCCCATACATTTTTATAACACCGCTATCTATGTTTCCGCTAGAAAATTTAAAATCTACACCGTCAATGGCTGCAGTTACATTACAATATCCAGCAGTAGTATATAATTCTGCGGCATCTGCGTGACGACAGTTATGTGTTCTAGCTATAAAGTGTTTTATAAAAGTTGTGCTTGATGGTGAAAAAAGAAAAAGGTCACCTGTACACCCTTGATCATTGTCTCCACCTGTATTTTCTGTTAAAGGTTGATAAGAGGTGCTTTGTGCTAAATCGAATGAAGTCATATAACTTATTGCGGCATACGAATCACCTTCTTCGTGATTAGATAAAAACATAGTTGTAGTTTTTGTTGCATCAAAATCACTTCCACCGTCTCTGAAATTAACCGTAAAATTTTTTTGATCACTAGCTGGATGAATATTTATAAATTTAAATAAGTAAGTATCGTATGTGCTATCGATACTTGATGTAAAACTTGAAGAAGAAACACCTGATGTAATAGTATTAGTGGTAAGTAATGTCATTGCTCCTGAAGCTGCTGTAGTTAAGCCATTAGGTGTAGAGTTAAAAGCAAAGGCATTACTTGCAACTGGTGTTACATCAAAACTATTATATTCAAATTTACTTAATGCCATTATAATACTCCATACATTTTAATTACACCAGAATCTATATTTCCTGATGCCATTTTAAATTGAATAGCATCTATTGCACTTGTTGTGTTAAAATATCCAGAAAGAAATGTTTGATCTGATGCTGGATTATCTGTCATAACATTAATATTACTTATAAAATGTTTTACAAATGTAGTGTTGCTTGGATCAAATAGATGTAACGTGCCTGATGCACTTGCATCATTATCTGTATTTGGTGTTACAGTATATATACGTTGGAATGAAGTTGATTGTGCTAGATCTCCACCCGTTAAATATCGAAGGGCTTGTGCACTACCACTTTCAAAATTATAAGAATCAAAAACTGCTGAAGTAAGAGTAACTCCATAACTACTACCACCATCTGTGCTACCTTGAAATGTAAAATATTGTCCTGATGCTGGATGAATATTAATAAACTTAAAAATATATTCTTTATATGTAGAATCTATTCCACTTGTAAAACTTAATGTTGCACTAGAACTAGCTGTTTGTGTTGATAATAATTTTAAATTACCACCAACATCAGAAGCCTGCAGTGCATCTGCATCTGAATCCCACATTAAAAATTTACTTGCTGTGGGAGTTACGTTAAGGCTGTTATAATTAACTTTAGAAATAGCCATAATTATCTCCTATGTTATTCCGTAAACTTTTACTGCTGTGCAAAGATCAATATCACCACTAGACATAAAAAGTCTAAATCCATCTACTGCTGTTGTGCTTTCTATTCTTCCTGAACCTGAAGCATGGCATTGATAGTCTCCGTTAAGTTCAAAAGTAATACCCCATTGTATTCTAGTATCGTAAGTAGTGTTTGATGGTTCATACAAAAAAATTCTACCTGATACACCACTTGTTGCATCAGTATTAATATTATTTGCCATACTTATTTGTGGGTCATCATGTGTATAGTTGTGTGTGTTTGTATTATTTGATCCAATGTGTGTAAAACCATAATCATAAATAGAAGATGTTATTGTTGAACCACCTTGTCTAAATTGCATATTTAAACTTTTATTATCTGTCGCTGGGTGCAGATTTATAATATCAATCATATATGATTTATAAGTGCTATCTATTCCTGAAGTAACAAGTATTTCTGATGCTGAACTAGATAATGTTGCTGTAGAAAGCAAAACGTGTGTGGGTGCTGCTTTTATTAAACTGTAATCAATTCTTTTTAATACACCAGCATCGCTAACTAAAAACTCATCTGTATCAGCAGGTTCTGCCGCTAACGCTGTTTGTCCTGAGATTACATCTGCATTAAATTTAGCTGCTGTTACTGCATTAGCTGCTATCTTTGCTGTAGCTACAGTTCCATCTGAGGGTGTGCCTAAGTTTAATGCATCACCTAATAAAATTATAAAGTCAATAACATCGTTCGTAACTAAGTTGCTAGCGAATGTAATCGTAGCTCCCGATACAGTAAATGAAGATCCTGGTTTTTGTAATATACCATTTAAACTAACTAACATGTGGTTAGCTGATTCTGGACTTACATTTGTACTTGCGACTTGCATCGTGTATGCCGCTTGACCATTTACAACGCTAATTGCGTCACAAATTTGAAAGTTTCCTACTATTGGTTGTTTTCCTATATATGCCATATTATGCTACTCCATACATTTTAATAATTCCACCATCAATATTTCCTGATGACATAAAAAATCTTACACCATCTACTGCGCTAGTGTCTTCAATTCTACCACCGACTCTTTGAGCATTTATATTTCCACCTCTTGAATAAGTATTTATACTGTCTATTCTTTTATGTGTTGTTGTATTAGATGGGTCATAAAGAGTAAGTGTTAAATATGCTGTTTGGTCTGAATCACTTTTTACTTCATCTAACAATCTTATATAACTATCATTTTGACTGCTTGCGTAACCATTAAATCCACTATCATTACTTTGACCATAATAATAAACCCAATCATAAGTACTTGAACTAACAATACTACCACTTTGAAAAAATCTAAAATGTAAATGAGCATTATTAGTTGCACAGCTTAAATTATCAACGTGAAATATATATCTCTTATAGGTACTATCTATATTTGAAGTTATATTAACTTCTGAAACTGCACTTGATACAGTAGTTGTAGATATTAAAACATGTGTTGGTGTAGATTTAAGTAAACTATAATCAATTCTTTTTAATACTCCTGCATCTGATATTAATAATTCATCTGTATCAGCAGGAGCTGTAGCTAAAGCTGTTTGTGCAGAAATAACATCAGTATTTAATTTAGCACCTGTTACAGCAGTAGCTGCTATTTTTGCAGTGGCTACTGAACCATCAGGTGGATTAACTGTTTGTAATGCTCTACCTAAAAATACACAGTACATTGTATCTGTGCTAGCTGTATTTGCTGATAGCGTTAATGCTGTGCCCGTTGCTGTATATGCTTTTCCTGATCCAGGTTGTTGTCTTACGTTATTAACAAATAACGCAATTTCATTTTCGTTTGTAACCGCGTGATCTAAAGTATACGAAGATGTAGCACTCGTCGAAAATTCTTGAGTGGCAAATGTAGTAAATGCCTCTGTAGGTTGATTCCCGATATACGCCATCTTACGTTATCTCCATTATAGACAATGTGCCTGATAGTTTATCTGCAACTGAACAATCAATTCTCAAAACATCTGTTGTTTCTAATACTACTTTACCGCCTGTCAAAACCTCTAAAGAACTTCCTGCGGGAATGCTCACGTCTTTTACTAAAAACGAAGTCCCGTTAGCAGCATTATTATTACCAGCTCGATTTGATGTTGTACTAACTAATTCTACTTCTGCAGTAACTGCAGTTGTATTAATATTAGTAAGTATTAAGCCAAGAACAACAGTAGTTGTACTACCTGCTACCGTATACATTGTGTATGGTGTCCCTGCTGAGTTTGGTTCTGCTGCGAAATTCACAACCTTGAACGTATTTGCCATATTTTATCTCCTATTTTCCTTTTATATATTATCCTAAAGCAATTGCAAGTGCCGTTGGATCATCCGAACTAAATCCTGCACTACTTAAGTATGTTTTAACATCAGATAATGCTACTTGTTTCATGGTTCCAGCATCATTAGTGACCACTCTATCAGCATCTACTAAAGTCGTAGATGTAGCTGATGTGTCTCCATCTATTATATTTAATTCAGCTGTGGTAGCTGTTGCACCATCTAGTATTTCTAATTCGGCTTCTGATATACCCGCAGATCCAATAGTCACTGTGCCTGCAAAAGTCACATTAGCACCACTAAATGTCATCGCTGTAGTAGGTGTAGATCCTGATTTAATTACTAATTCACCACTAGAATTTGTTAAACTACCAAAAGTTGTGCCGTCATCTTTAAGTGTTACATCTGCCCCACCTGCATCTAAAACTATATCTGCTGTAGCATCTAAAGTTATATCAGCACCTGAATCTATTTCTGCAATAACTGGTGTAGTTAAAGTTTTATTTGTTAATGTATCTGTTGAAATTAAAGATACTAAAGTTGAATCTGAACCAGCTGGTAATAACATGACATTTGTTACACTAGCTGAATGTGGTTGAGCTTTTAAAATTTGACCATGTGAATTATTTTCACAATTAAATTGTATAGCACCTGAATTACTATTACCTAAAACAGTTACATGCCCTGTACCTTTTGCTAATAAATTTAAATCAATATTAGAATCACCACCTGTTGATGATAATTGAGGTGGGTTTCCTGTTGCAGCATTAGTTACATCAAACTGATTAACTGCTGAACTTGTTGTTTGAAATATAATTTGTTCATTACCATTTTCATCGCCAATAAAATGTGCATCATCAATTAAAATATTATGTGAGTTAGTATCTAAGTTCGCACCTAGTTGAGGCGATGTATCATCTACAACATCACTCATAGTACCAGCTGCTAATCCTGAAACTAAAGCTGATCTTGTAATTTTTTTAAGTCCGCCACCTGAAGTATCTACTGCTAATAAAACATCATCTGCTGCAACTGTAGATATTGCTGATAAATCACCAACAGCTACTGGGTTAAAATTAGTTCCATCTGCAACAAGTATGTGTCCAGATGTATTTGTTGCCATAGTAAGATCATCACCACCAATTGTAAGATCTCCTGTTAATGTTAAATTTCTAATACCTGTATAATCTTTGTTTGAATCTAGTATAACTGCTTTACTTGCTACAGCTGTCCCAACTGCTGTGCTTCCTATGTCTAAAGCATTTAACTCACCAACAACTGCAGTAATACCATCAAGTACATTTAACTCTGCTGCTGTAGATGTAACACCGTCTAATATATTTAACTCTGCTGCTGTAGATGTAACGCCGTCTAATATATTTAATTCTGCTGCAGTTGAACTAATTGCTGTGCTTCCAAAAGTAAGTCCGCCATCAGGTACAACAATGCTACTACCAGATTGTGCAGTAAAAGTATTTGCTGTAAATTGAAAATCATCTGCTCCTGCAATTTTAATATCTATTTGGTCATCAGTATCTGCTGTAAGAGAAGTATCACCATCAGCATCTAAAACTAATTCTCTTCCTTCTATGTCAAGAGATCCACCAAATCCTGCATCTACAATATTAGTTCCATCAGAGTAAACTAATCTTGTGGTTTTTTCTGATACACCAAAAGTAATACCTGTGCCTGATGCTGTTTTAAATTGTACGGTATAAGCACCTGATGTGCCGTTTGTTACAATGTAAACTTTTTCTACAGAATCTGGAACGGTTACAATAGAGTTTCCTGTTATTGTACCTGTTAATTTTATAACAGCATTTTGTGCTGTTGATGTAGCTGCTCCATCAGTAATACTTAATGCTAATGTACCGCCGCTAGTTACTGCTTGTTCTACATAACCTGAAATCGCTGTGTTAACGATGTCTAAATTGGTATTTGTTTTTGTTCCCCATGTACCGGCATTTTCGCCAGTTGCCATTTTTTCTATACCGAGTGTAGTAAATGTTGATGCCATATTTTAATTCCTATTGTTTTACTGATTCTACTCCTATTCGGACAGTACCATCAGTGTAGTCGTCTCGTCTTCTTCTACCTATTTGTTCTCCTCCAAATTTTTGAACTTCTTCTTTGTATTTTGCTTCGTACAGTTGTAGCATATCCATTGGGCCTTTTAAATAACTATATGCCTCTACCAAAGAAGCATATAATAAACCATTTGGAAAATTCATACTAATAAAACTAGTTTCATTATTTGTAGCTTCTAGTTTATCTGGTATACGATTATAATGAATTTGATACTCGTATGTTGAATCAGGCACAGGGGCTAATAAAATAGCTCCTGATGTGGTACTAGTATTACTTGTTGCTCCGCCTTTCATAGCGTAGTATTTTGGTTTACCCGTTGATGTATTAGCAGAAACATACTCTTCTAAAAAAGTTGCATCTCTTTTTTCTAACCATATATTGGATCCAGTTGTAACTGAAGTTGAGTCATACACCTGCACACCTCTAATAAACAATGCTCCTGCAGGAACATTTACATAATCTTGGTTTGTAACTAAATTGCCTGTTGTTGAAGCTCTATAAGCATCACTTGGCACATCTCTAAAAATTCTATATTCTGCATTTAGCACAATGTTTTCTATAACAGAATCAGATAATACAGAACTATCTACTTCTGTATAACTTCTAATATTTGTTCTTAAATCTGAATAACTAATTCCTGACATATTATGCTGTTAAAGTTGCTGGTCCTGCCGAACAACTATTTCCTCCTCCTGATACTCCTCCACTTGTAGCAGTGTTTGTATCTACAGTAAAGTGATAGAAATCTTCTGTGTTTGTAATATTTCCGCTTGAATCTCTTTTGCCCACAGTTATTGAGTAGCCAGCAGCTTTTGCTAAATTAGCTCCTGTTACACCATCAAAACCATTTGGATTTTCAAAACCATCTGGATCAGAAGAAGTATGTATAGGTCCTCTAAATCGTACTGTATCACTAGTAGATCTACCATGAGATTTTTCAAAAACATTTATAATACCTGATGATGCTGCAATAGTTTCAAAAGGGTTAGGTCCTAAAGGTCTTGCAACTTCATTCTCTGTTCTAGCAGGTCTTGCATTTAATAAACCTTGTCCTTCTCCCCCGTGCGCACGTGGTGTTAGTTGAGGATGTTTTTCTTCATACTCAGAAATATGCACAAAAGAACCATTCCATTCTTTTATCATTTCGTTATATGGAAATTCCATTCCCGATCTATCTGATATTGCTTTTGCGTATTTTCCTTTTGATAATGCCATTATGTTCCTGGGTAATAAGTTTTAGGAGTTATATGAGTGCTTGAAGAAGAACCGTCTTCTGCCAAAGCTCTTGCTAACTCGTCTTCGTATAATAATTTCATTTGTTGTACTAATTGTGGATTATATTTTTGTGCTAAATAAAAAGCTAATCCTGATACCATACAAGGTACAAATCTGTATGGAACGTCTGTTGCATCTGTATAAGTTGAGTCTGCATCTTGAATTCTTTTGACATAATAAATATGTACGTCTTTTGATGCATTACTAGAATCTGCAGTTGGATAAAGAGTTACAGTTGTTTTATCAATAAACCTTTGCACAAAGTATTGTGAAGGTGTTCCTTTAGATAATTTATTTGCTAAACCAGAATATGTTGATCTGTCAATTTTTGTTAAAGAAGCGTCAGCTTGTGATGTAGATGTTCTGCTTGTTCTTATAGTTGCTTCTAAAACATCTGCTACACCATAAACACTTGAAGGTGCAGTGGTTACAGAAGAAGTTCCATCTCCGCTTGCTCTATAGAAAGTATATTCAGCTTGTCCTTCAATCAAATCAATATTAGTTTCAGCTACTTCCCAATAATGCAAACCTCTATTACCCCACTCTTGAAATAATATATTAAGAGATCTTCTTGCTGATCTTAGTTGATTTCCAGAACTTACTTGTGAACCAATTCGTTCGTATGCCTCTGCAATTAAATCATCGACTGCAAACGTTTTATCAAAAGTAACTGTGCCGGAAGTTGTATTGGCCATCCGTTACCTCCTAATAAATTTTCTGAAACTCTGCTATAACTGTGTACATGTTACCATCGTCTGCGGCACCAGGCACTACAAAATTAACATCACTTTGATTACTGTTACTAGATTTATCTGCAGGTATTCCACCAAATTCTCTAAAGTCCCAATATCCTGCTCCAGTTAAACCAATGATAGGAATATCTCCATCAGAGTCTTCTTCATCTAATCTTGCGTATGAATCTCCGCCATCTCCGCCTTGACAAGAATACCAAACTCTAAGTAGTCCTAAGTGAGCTACTGCAGTTCCGTCTTCTCTAGCGTCTAAAGCTGAGACATCACCAAAAACTGTAGTTCCACCTGATCCGTCTGATTGATTTACTATTTTAATAACAACTCTCTTATCGTTTTGTTGTAAGATAGTTGGTCCTGTTACTGTGTCTGCCATTGTTTCCCTCCTTAATTAAGAAACTGTGA